TTATCGTAGAGATGAACTTGACAAAATGATTTTTGATGAAATCAGCAAACTTGCAAATGACCCAACTCACATCCACAAGATGAAACAAGCAAAGTTCTCAGATGATGACATCAAAAAAGAAACTCTAATCAAAAAAGAAATTGCCAAGATTGATGGACAGAAATCAAGATTCATGGATTTATATGGTGTTGGAGAATTTACAATGGAGGAGGTTCAATCAAAGGTTGCGCCTTTAAATGCTCAAAAAAAGAAACTTGAAAATGAACTCCTTGCCCTCTCAGATAGCAAGTCCTCCATGACTGAGCAAGAGGCAATGAGCATCATTGCAACTTGGAAAGATGTTGTGGATGAGGGAGATTTTGACCAAATAAGAATGCTCATCAAATCATTGATTGAGAGGATAGAAATTGACAATGATGATGTGGACATCTTCTGGAAATTTGCGTGAGACCTTGGTCTCATGCGGTTTCTCTGTACTTTAGCGAATTTTGCCCTTTATTTTAATAGTTATCCTAAATATACAAAGTAATCCAAAGGAGAAATGAAAAATGTATGATATGAAATTTATTGAGTTGCACAATGCTATCAAGGAGCACCTGATCGCCAAACATGGACAGGCTTTTCTGAACCTGTCCAAGCATCATCAATGTGCTTTAATAACTGAGACATTTCTCAAATATATGCAAGAGCAAAGAGAAAGACAGGCTTAGGCTTGTCTTTCTTTATATTCAAAATCAATTTTAGAAAGATAGACTCTACCTTTTATTTTTGATGCCTTGACCTTATCTGGATAATCATTTTTAATGACCCACCTCAGAGCAGAGACCATTGCTTGATTATCCTTGTAGTCATCCTCATTGATTATTTCAACCCTGTCATAATTGGTCTTGATAAAATCATCAATCAGCTTGTTGATCTTGCTATCTTTTTTTACTTCTCTTACTCTCTCAAATCTCACCCATAATCACTCCAATTTTTACATTTTTTAGAACACATCTAATATAACAACAATATTTTTTATTGTAAAATAATTAAACAACAGTGAAAAAACCTGTTTCTCTTTTATGCGCATAATAGGCGCATACTGTGCGTATATTGTGCGTACATTATACGTATTATAGGCGCATACTATACGTATATTATGCGTACACTATGCGCCCATAAAAAAAGAGGCAGGAAAGTCCTGCCCCTCAATCTTATTTTCAAAATGAATTAAACTTTTTGACCTTAAAAAGTATATTTCATTTCAAAAATCTATCCAATAACCTCTATTGTCATGGATGTTCTGCATCCATAAGTATTGCCTCCAATTGAGTCTGCACTGTTCGGCACATAATACCACAGATAAACAACATCACCCTCTTGTACATTTCCGACTGTTGGAGTGATGACAATGTCCTCTGTCACAGATGCTCCAAAGTCATCCTGTGACCATGCAAGAGTGTTGTTGTTTGTGTATGAGTTTTTCATGACTCTCAGATGTCTCCTGCCTGTTGTGGCACTTCCTTGGATTGATGCCCTTGCAGAGACTAAGATCTTGCTCACATTTGCACCGATTTTGATTCCTCCATCACTCTGGAGAGTGAGCTTATCTCCAACTGAATTAGATGAATCAAGAGAGATCTTGGTGTATGTATTCACTGCAAGATTGGTCATATTTGCAGAGAGATATGCAGTCATCACATTTTTCTCAAGATTTACTCCATTAACCTCAAGAGAATGCTCCTCTTTAGGAAAACAGTTGATGCCAACTGATGACTTGAGCCTGTCAAAATATATGATTGGCATTCCTCTGGAAATCCAAAGAGAATAGGTTGTTGTGCCTCCTAAACTATCAACCAAGGTGACAACCACTGTCCATGCATAGTTGTTATCAAGAGAAACTACACTTGTGACGTTATCTTGCACAGAACCGCTCACAGTTGGAGAGGAATCTCCCTCTTTTGTGGCTTGATATGTGATTGTGATTTGGTTGTTGCCATTTATAGATGGATATTGAGCATCAACAGTCAGATCTGTTGCAGTATAAAAATTATCCTGTCTCTGGAGAGTAATGATGGCACTTGGTACAGACCAATCAAGCATATTGATGGTGACTTTCTTTGTGCCTGTCAAGCCTCTTGAATCAGTCACAGTGAATGTTGCATCAAGGCTCATTCCAGAGTCAATGACTCCTCCTGTTCCGCTTGCAGATGAACCGCTCACAGTCAGAGGAATGACTGTTCCATTAACTGTGACAGAGCATGACCTTACTGATGCACCATTTTTGGCAGACAGACCGCTTGCAGAATAGCTCAGAGTGGAATGATTTCTCACAATGTCTTGGTCATTCTCTGTGAGAGCAATCGTTGTTTCATTTGTGTCCTTATAAGAGGCAGAGCCTATACTTGGAGCACAGACATTTGCATTGACAGAGTATGTGCCACCTGTCTTTGTGCTGATATTTGTGCCATATGTGACTTTGACCTTGTATGTGCCACTCTTGGCATTTGGAATAGATGCATAAAGAGCATTTACAACACCGCTCCCTGCATATCCTGTGATGGATGTTCCAGAGGTTGTGTCATTTGATACTTGACTGTTGTCCGCTCCAAGGATATTGACAGTGACAGTCCTGCCAAGCGGATTATATAATCCAATCGTCAATTTGCTCCCAATTGTGAAATTGGGCATAGAATTGGCATACGGATATGCGTATGTTGTAACTGCTAAGGAATAAGACGTTGTTACAAGCTGAGAGTCCTTTCTCCTCACTCTTGTCTTGATATTGTATGTTGTATTTGCTGAGAGACCACTGATGGTATATGTGCCACCTGTGCCATCTGCAACATTGATACCGCTCCAAGATGAGCCATTATCTGTTGAATACCAAATATAATCAACAATTGAATCAGATGTCCATTTTATCGTTGCAGTTGTCTCAGTTTTTGCAGTGAGATTCTGATTGACTGTTGCATATCTTGGAATCTCATCCAGAGTGACAGTCTGACTGCCATTTGCAAAAATGATATTTCCACCAACATCAACTGATATTTTTACACTCTTAGTGCCATCATCATTGTGAGCAACTGTGAACGACTTAGAGAAAAGAGTCACTGTTTTGCTTGGTGACAATCTAAAAGAGCCACTGTTTGACTGTGATGCACTGCCCACAGTGACTTGAGTGCTCTGATTTCCATATGTGTCAGATGTTGAACTTGAGGACTTGGATGCAGTCACAGTGACAGTCACAGTTGACCTATTCAAAGCTTGATTTGGCACACTACTCCAAGCACATTTGAAAGTTATATATGAACTTGTTGAGCCTGTCCTTGTCAGATTAAATGAACCGCTTGCCATTATGAGCCTCCTGTTGCGCTTGATACAAGACCAATGCCCTCATTTACCACAGTATTCCCATTAGTAATCTGGATAGGAATGAATCTAAGCTGATTGCAGAGAGTGATTTCCTCCTCGACTACACTCTTTTTCATGTGGAACTCATCACCATTGACCCAATAAATCTTGTTATTATTGCGGTCATATCCTGCAAATCCCTCTGTGTCATTCATAACAACATATGAGCCATCAAGACCATACATCTTGAGTCCATCACTGTTCATGAGACCCACAAGATTATTTGCATCATCATATAATTCAAGGATTCCACTCACATTTGAATGGGATCCAAGTTTTAATGTGCCACCCTTTATCATGTCAGCAACAAGATTGATGACATTGATTGCTTGCATGTTGAGTGTTCCATCAATAGTCCATGCGCTTGTGAACGTGCCATTGATGCCTGTCTGTGAGAATCCTATGCCCCCATTGTTAATCCTTATGACATTGGTTGCAGTGTCCTTTGGCAGACTGTCAACAACAAGGATCTGATCTCCATCATAAATGACATAAGAATCTCCCATGACTCCCATGATCTGATCTGTTGATTGTTGGAGTTGCTCACTAATTGATGATGTAACTCCTTGCACCTGATCTGAGACATCCTTATTGACAGATGCAGTAATGTTCCCAACAAGTCCAGAGAGTGTGTTTGTGAAATTTCCAAACTCAACCTCTGTGTATTGTTCAAAAATGCAGTCATAGACAAATCCAATGACATTAGTCATCATATTGACACCAAGCCTATCATCAATGACCTCAACAGTGTCTCCAATGTCTGTGACCTTGTCCAGATTTGCCTTGAGAGTGTAATTTATCTGAGGCACACTGTTCTGCTCAAGATATTCAATGGCTTGTACCATGAGATCACTGACAAGAGCTTGTGTGTAAGCCTGTTCTGAGTCATAATCCTCTTGATTGATGTTATCCTGTGAGAATGTGATTGTCTTGGTATATGGCAGAGCATATTGAATGGAGCTTGTCACATAAATCTCTGCATTTGGATCTATGGCATTGAGGAGCAGTCCATCCTTGCCAACAGGCAAAATCTTAGTCACAACATTATCCCAATTTTCTTGGCAGGTTATGTCCTTGAGATTTTTCTTATATTGGACAATGATGCCATTATCAACACCAATGTTGGCTCTTATCCCAATGCTGAAATTATCCCTTACAAGATGCCCTCCCCATCTCTCAATAACAGTCTGTACTGCCTCATAGAGCGAATTTCTGACACATCTATATGAATCTACTGTTGCAACATCAGAGATGGTTGTAAACTCGCTCTGAGGCTCTGTGGCACTATTTAAATGGTCAAGTGCATCATTGCAGTTCTTATCAACTACATAGGAATCAGCAATGAGATAATTCTTGGAATCATAAAACACATGATAGCATTTGGACACTAGCTTGCTCTTTGTTTTTGTGACATTTCCGATTCTGAATGCCTGATCTCCTGTTGGAGTGTTTGCAACAACAATGTTGCCCTCAACAAAATAATCAATATATTCCAAGCCTGTCTCAAGATCTAAATAATAATCACTATTGTCTTTTTTATGGACTTTTGCTTTGAGAGGACTAAGGACAATATCACCATTTGAGACAAATGATGTGTCAGTCTGTCCAAATACTTTAATCATGCCAATCCACCTTTCTCAAGGACAATCTTTGCGCATCAATCGCCTGTTCCATCTGGCTCTGGCTCTGGTTCTTCTTCTCCTCGCACCCAAATATCAGAGAATACAGTCTCAAGTGTTGCATAATCAAGCACTATGATTCCCAACCCTATAAAATTTGCATTTGATATGGCATAATCCATCTCTCTATGATACTTTTCTTTCCATGCATCCGTTGTTTCATACTTGTGAACGGACATAATTGTGTCACCATCTGCCTTATGTTGTACACCTGTTAGTAAAAAAGCCATAATTCTATCCTCCTTTTCTTGATTTTTACATAAAATCACATGATTTTGTTGCGTAATATAGCAAAATTATTCGGATATATAAGTCGCAAAAAATTGTCCACCATTGATTGCAAAATACGTATAAGTTTTTATTTGTCCGTTTGTTCCAATATTATAGAATTGAGCATTATTTGACGATTGTAATTGACCACTCTGAGTTGTTCCGCAAACAGTAATATTTTGCAAAGGTCTAAATTCTTGAGGTAATGTCATAATGACAATATCCCTGCTTAGCGTTGTTGCAACAATATTATATATTGCTAAAAATACTATTCTACCAATTTTCGTAATTCTATATTGCGAATAAAATGATCCAGTTCCAGTTAATGTTATTACATTAGCTAAACTACTAATTTGCGAACTAAGTTCTCTATTCGTCATACTATATGGAACATAGGCATCATCTTTAATAGTTGCCAAGCGAATCATAGGTTTAAATGTAATATTTGATACTGTCGTACCGCTTTTTATCATTATCCCAAATCTAACAGTTGTGGTTTTTATATTATAGGAAAAACTAAAACCATTCCCATAATCACTGCCAACAGTGTCATTGTAAAGATAATAAGTGTTTACGCTACCATTTGCAGGGCAACCACTCAAAATATATGAACCTGCATCTAATACAAGATTTGAAACAAGAACAAGATTTGCATTTGCAGTTGCAGTTCCATTTGCAATTACAGTGCCATCATTATTTACAGTGAATGTAATGCCATTGATTGCTTGTGTTGTGGCATTGTTTGGTAAAAAGTTTTTAGCACCAAGAATGTTGTTCATATCTGCAATCTCTGCACCTATGCCATCAATTGATTCACCCTGTGCATCAACAGTCGCATCAATCTCATCAATTGCATCCTGCACATTTTCGGCAGTCAGTTCACTAATTGTGTTGTCATATGGTACTGTGGAGGCAGTGCTCCCCTCTCCATTTACAACCTCAAATGTGCTTGTTGAGCCATCTGTCAAAGTGATTGTGTATGTGTCAACAAGTCCAACAGTGCCTGTTTTCTCAATACTTGCAATGCTTGTGCCATTTGTGACTGTAAATGTGGTCTTAGTTCCGTCATCAAGAGTGATTGTGTATGTGTCCACATTTAAATCTGAGCCTGTCTTTTCAATGCTTGCTATCCCAGAACCATTTGACCCCATTTTTAA